ATTTAAAAGAATTTAAAGAGGATTATTTTAGAAATAAACAAGGAAAGCCGGAAACAATTGAAGAAGTGATCACATCCAGAAAAGGAAAAGAAGCTATTAAAGAAGCTGGAAAAGAATTTGAAAAGGCTACGAAAGCTGGTGAAGAAGTTGGAAAAAATCCGACACAGGAAAATATTGCGAAAGCTGCTGAAGAGACTGGAATGAAGCCT